GAGCGCAGAGCAATACAGTACGAACAGCAAGGGACGGCCATCTTGCGCCGGATCAACACTGCCAATGCTGCGGTTGCGGCACGGGCTGCTGCTGGCGGCGTGATGCCGTTTGAGGGTTCTGCTGCACTGATAGCCACCACCAGCGAAAAGACAGGTGGCCGTGAGTATGGGTTTGCTACAGAGGGCGCTGGCTCTACTAGGCGCATGGGCCTTGTGGCTGCAAAGCTTGGCGAGTTGAAAGCAGATCAGTACGCGCAAGCGGCAGATACGGCTGTTGAGTCTGGCTGGATGAATGCCGCCGGAAAGCTTGGCATGGCTGCATTCAGCTATAACAAACTTGGCGGTCCATCTCAACAACCGTATAGAACTGTTTGGGAAGATATGTAGCATGGCTGAACTTCAACGCTACAACCCTGTAGGTCTTGGTCTAGCGCAACTGCCTGGACTGCCTACGGTAGAGCCTGTCGCTCTACAAGAAAGCATTCGTCAATCGCAAGGTCTGCAACAGAGTCTAGACCGTATATCGCAGTTTGCTTTCAAGGAAGCTGGCGAGGAAGCAAAGCGTCAGGGTCTGCAATATGGCGCTGAGAATCCTGTCACTAAACAGCAGATAGAAGTTGCGCTAGGAACTGGCAAAAAGCCATCTGAACTGTTTGGTAAACGCGGAACCATTTACGGCGAAGCTGCATTACAAGCGCAATCAGCGCAGCTGCGGATGGAACTTGAAAATGATGCCAGAGGCAGAATGGCAAAGACTGCCGCAGAAGTTGATGCTGGCAGGCTGCTAGATATTCAAGAGATCAGGACGCAGATCAACGGACCGATTGACGGCTTTGCAAAGCTGCTTGCCGGGATTGATCCAGAGGAATCTGTTCGCTTCCGTGCGTCAATGGCTGCTGCTGGCAACACGGTTCTAAAAAGCGCCTATGACAAGGTTCTGAGTGTACAGAATGCAGCGATCAAGTCAAACCTTGCTGACTCTGTTCCAGTGACACTTGAGTTTGTATCCAAGCTGTATGAAACAGAGCCGGATATCAATGCTCAAAAAGGGCAAATTTCTGTATATAGAAATGCTCTTTTGAAATCACTGATTCCGACTGCTGATGCGGGATTCATAAATTCAACAATGGCGAAGTTTGAAGAAGGCGTTGCCAAGCTTCGCGTCGATGCCGTGTCAAAGTATGTCACCAGCACAGACTTCTCTGCTGACCCGCTGACCGCTGTGTCAAAGCTTGATAAGAATGATGCCGGGAAGATGACATCGCTATGGTCCACAATGAACTTTGAGGATCAAGCAAAAGTACGCAGCAACCTTCGTACGGTTGCTGGGCAGCGTTGGGATGTCAACGAAAAGGCCACTAAAGAAATTGAGTATCAAGACACACTCGCTGCTGCAACTGCAATGGCAGATTACTTTAAGACAGGCTCTGCTGCTTCTTTACGCCTACTAGACACCATCTCTAGACGCAGTCCCAAAGTTATTTCAGTAGAGACTGTATTTAAGCTTCCTAACGAGCGTACCTCAGTGCTAACAACAGAGGTTGCAAACCCTCGCGGAGAGATTGTTCTGAAAACAGAGATGCTGTCTGGAAGGATTCAAACTCCAGAGGCAATGATTGCTAGAGCGGCTGAACTAGGTATTGGCATGAAAGCCGTATCAACAAGCATGTTCCCGTTCTTCATTGCTAGAAACAATGAGGATGAGCGTGATGTTGATCGAACACTGCGTAATGAGGCAAAGATCGTCCCTGGTCAATTCAACATTTCTCAAAAGTCTGCCGAGGCATATTCGGCAATGACAATGAAAGTTGAACGGCGCTGGAATGAAGCGCTAGAGAAAAACAAAGAAGACCCGATCAAGAACCCTTTGCCTTCTCGGAAATCTATTGCCGCACAAATCATTAAGGAAAGAACAACTTCCGCAAAAACAACGCAGATCAATGCGTTGCTTGATGGTCTTAACAGAAGTTATGGCAAAAGAACTAGCGTTACATTTTCTGAAGAAACAGACCCTTTTGATATAGCGAGTCGTAGAACGCAATTAAACCTGCAATTAGAAGAAGCAAATGCAATTAAAGAGACTTATAAATCAATAGAAACTTTGCGAAAACAGCGGGATGCTGAATAATGGATTTCAACGAACTCTACATCAACCGTATGCTGGAGCGCGAGTATCCGGCTGTTCAGCAAGAGCCTATGCTGCTGGCCGAGGCTCCGGCGCAAACCATGACCGATGCTGGCGCGGCTGGCTATGGCGTGTCTCCAATGTTCGGAAAACAGGCCAATCGGCCCAAAGTTGGGGAAGCCGCGGCTGAAGCCACCATGACCGTTGGCAGCGCGCTTGCTGGCGCATTGCCTGCTGGCCTGGGCGGCATTGCCAAGCTGATTGCCACGCAAGACCCAAATAAAGCCGTAGCAGCGATTGAAGACCTGATGCAGGCATTCACCTATATCCCCAGGACTCCAGAAGGCCAGAGGCAGGCTGAAGCGCTTGCACAGTCATTGCAGCTGCTCGGCATCCCGGCAGAGTGGGTTGGTGACAAGGTGCTGGAAATGACCGGCTCTCCGCTGGCGGCTACCGCGGCCAATGTGGCGCTTGACCCTTTGAATTTAGCGCTGTCACCGGCAGCGGGTAAAGTGGCGAAATCTGCTGCGCGATCAGCAAAGCGCGCCCTCACTTCTGGACAATAACGATGGCAATTCAACCGATTGAACAGCGCCTTGACAGCATGACTGTCAGCGCGGATGTAGACAAGATTCCGACTACCATTCCCAGTACGCCTGACATGGAGAATCTTGCTGCACCGCAAGATGATCCGCAAGAAGAGCCAATCCAGGTTGCTGGTCTTGTCGGCTCTGTCGGCAGGGTTCTCTCCCCGCTGACGAAAAAGGGCGCTCGGGCTGCGAAAGAGCCTGTCATTACCCGCCCTGATCCGATTGCCCCGCCTGCGGCAGCACCAGTCGCAGCAGCTGCTCCTACGGCCACGCAGGCCAAGACTGTGACTGTTCAGCCGACTCGGCCTGTAGACATCACCGATGTCAACGCGGTTGTGCAAGAGCGTGAGCGGATGCTGGACATTGACACCAGGATCGCTGAAGGAGAGCCGCAGGCAAGACCGCCAGAGGTTCCGATCTCCAGCATGTGGACTGACAATGACGGACTCGCCGCGACCATCAACGCAGCCGGAACCAGGGCCGCGCAGCAAGAGCCGACAATGTCGCTGCGTAGCATCTACATGCAGGCGATCAACGCTGGCGTACCTGAGTCATTCCTCAAGAGGACGCTGGCCGGTGAAAGCCTGGAGGTCACCGTTGGCAGCAGCCAGCTTGCAAAGCAGATTGCTGGAGCCGTATTCGCGCATGATGAAAGCGCGAAGGTGCTTGATGATCTGATGGAGAAGATGGCAACTGGCACTCTGAGCGATGTAGGAAAGTTGGACTTGCGGATGCGCCTTGCCCAGCATGACATCTTGGTCAAGCAGTTGAAAGGCATGCAGACAGATGTCGCTCGGTCACTGAATGTGTTCAAGCGCGTTCAGGACGCTGGACCTGGGCTTGATGCAACTGCCACCAGGAAAGCGCTTGATGAACTTGGCGCGCAGCAATCCGACTCCGTGCTGTACCAGTTGGCCGTTGACTACCTTGAGTCTCCGAACCGCGCTGGCAAGAACAGGCTGCTTGAGGCTGGCCTTGGCGCAAAAATGCGCGATGTCTGGTTCCATGTTTACCAGAGTAACTTGCTCAATGATCCCGTTACGCATGCCTACAACATTGTCGGCACTGCGGTGTTTGGCGCGATGGCTCCGATAGAGCGGACGCTTGCATCTGGCCTCGGTCTTGCAAGGCAGCTTGTGCCTGGCGCGGAAGCAGAGCGCTATCACCTGTCTGATGTCTTGGCTGGATTGACCGGGGTCAAGAACGGATTCCTTGACGGCTGGGAACTTGCTGTCGATGCCATGCGGCGCGGCGGTGATTCTAAGTTCACAGACTCAGGCAAGGCCGTTGCCAATCCACTGTCAGCAGAAAACCTGTCAGACACGCCTCTGCGGCTGTTTGGCAAAGAAGTGTGGCGCACTCCTGATCTGACCGACTCATTCATTGGCAAGGCGATTGACGGCCTCGGGCTTGTGCATGACATCTCATTTCGCGGGCTGAAGGCTGGCGATGAACTGGTTGGAGCGATCGTCGCAAGGTATCAGCTGCATCAAGAGGCATGGCGCTTTGCAAACACCGAATACGATAGGCTTGTCGCTGCTGGCTTGACACCTGACGCAGCAAGAACCGAGATCGATGCAAAGCTTGCTCAGTTCCTGACCGAGCGTCCAGCGCAGATTCAAGAGTCAATTGAAGGCATGCGGAACATGGTTACGCTGCAAGAAAAGATTGACAAGCAAGGCGCGCTGGGCGAGACATACTGGTGGTCAAATCAGATTCTGAACCTGGCCCCGGCCAAGGTGTTCGTGCCGTTCTCAAAGACTGTGACCAACCTGTTCATTGAAGGATCAAGCTACATCCCTGTTTTGAACATGCTGAGTCCACGCTTCTATAACATGTGGGAGCAGGGCGGCAAACAGCGCGATGCGGCCATTGCGCGCTTGGCTATGGGCGGTAGCGCCGTCACCGGAGCGGCGTGGCTTTCCCTGGACAACAGGCTCACAGGATCAGGGCCGTCACAGACAGAGGATAGAAAAGCGCTGGAAGCATTGGGCTGGCAACCGTATTCGCTGGTCTTCGACCGCGGGGAAATCTCCGAGAAAAACATCGCCGCACTTCAGAATATCACCAAGGTTGGCGTTGGCCCGGACAAGGTCTATGTGTCATTTGCAAGGTTTGACCCTGTATCGATGGTTTTTGCAATGGGCGCTGACATGGCTGATGCGGCCAAGTTTGACCGCCACCCAGAGCGCGACGAGTTCACCAACATGGCAATGGCCGGAATGGTTGGCGTTGGCGAGTACATTGGAAACCTGCCATTCATGCAGGGCGTTGGCGAGTTGCTGGCAATCGCTCGGTCACGCAGCACTGACACTGGTGACAAGATGGTGGAGATCATGGGCGGCATATCGCGCCAGTTCGCCAACTTCGTCTACACCGGCACACCTGGCGCTGGCCTGTCAAACAGCACTCTGATGGGCCACATTGAGCGCATGACCGACCCCACAAAGTCGAACATCATGTCTCCTGTGATGGATCAGCCGCCATTCATTCGTGCGTTCTACGAGGCGCGGCAGAAGGTGATGTCTCGCATCCCTGGCTTGTCCAAAGATGTACCTCCGCTGCTGGATAGCCTTGGCCGCGAGGTGAAGGTCAAGAATCGTGGACTTGATTATTGGGTTAACTGGGCTCCAATCATTCAAGCGACAGAGGGCAAGTTCTCAGAGACTGACGCGCTGCTAGCCGAGTTGAACTTTGGCATAGCGGAGCCTAGCAAGGTCTGGGATGGCGTTCGGCTTTCTGCTGACCAGTACAACCGATTCAAGAAACTGTACGGCCAGGAAATCCTTGATGACGGCATGAACCTTGAACGGCGTATTCCTATTGAAGTTGGAAACGCAGAAAAAGATTCAGCCTTTGTAGGAACGCCGTTTCTCATTGGAGACAAGCAAAAGATAATCTCTCAAGTTGTTGAACGGTATCGAAGCCTTGCAAAGGCCAGGATGATTGGTGATAAAGAAGGTCTTCCTGTCGATGTAGGCATGCCTGATATTCGCCTTGAGTTTGAAGACCTTGCGACAGCTATCAAAAAGAAGCAAGAAATAATCAGAGTTTTTGGCAAGTAATTTTTAGGGAATTGACATGGCAAATTATCCAATCAGCAATGTAACGCGGCGCGTTGTCTACACTGGCTCTGCCGGTGTAGGGCCGTATGCGTTCAGCTTTGAGATCATCGAGAACACGGACATTGCCGTGTACAAGAATGATGTGCTGCTGACACTGACCACCAACTACACGGTGACGATCAATGCCAATGGCACTGGCTCGGTCACTCTGGTAAGCGCAGCCACCAGCGCTGACAACATCACGATTGTCGGGGCCAGGGCAGTAGAGCGCGCCACTGACTTCTCGACTGGTGGCGATCTGTTTGCCAACACCATCAATGAGGAACTGGACAGTGAGGTGATCCTGATCCAGCAGGTGGCAGAGTCTAATGATCGTGCGATCAAGGCTCCTGTCACCGATCCGACTACCATCGACATGACGCTACCAGCCAAGGCCACTCGCGCCTACAAGCTGCTGGCATTCGACGCTGATGGCAACCCGATTGCAGATGAGCATATTGGTACGAACCGTGGCAACTGGGCCGCATCGACTGTCTACTATGTTCGTGACCTGATAAAAGACACCAGCAACAGCAACATCTACCAGTGTATCGTCGCGCATACATCCAGTGGATCGCAGCCGATCAGCACCAATACGGACTCTGCCAAGTGGAGTTTGGTGGTCAATGCTGCTGCTGCTGCGACAAGCGCTGCGGCTGCGGCTGTCAGCGAAACCAATGCGGCAGCATCTGCCATTCTTGCCAATGACTGGGCTACGAAGACCTCTGGACCTGTAGCTGGCGGCGAGTACTCTGCCAAGTACCATGCGACTGCTGCCTCCTCCAGCGCGTCTACGGCCTCCACAGCGGCCACCAATGCAAGCAATGCTCAGACGGCGGCAGAAGCTGCGAGAGATCAGACGCTGGCTTCCTTTGATAGTTTTGATGACCGCTACCTTGGCTCCAAGACCAGCGCCCCTACGCTTGACAATGACGGCAATGCACTGGTAGCTGGCGCACTGTACTTCAACAGCGTGACCGGGGTGATGAATGTCTACACCGGTAGCGCCTGGGTTGCAGCCTATGTGTCTGGCACTGGATTCCTGACTACTGCCAACAACTTGTCTGACCTTGCCAATGCTGCAACGGCAAGGACCAACCTTGGTGGCACTACGGTTGGTAAGGCGGTGTTCATCGCTGCTGACACTACCGCAGCCAGGTTAGCCATTGGCGCTGTGATTGGCACGGATGTCCAGGCGTATGACGCGAACACGGCAAAGCTGAATGTGGTGCAAAGCTTTACGGTAGCGCAGCGTGGCACGGCTACGGCGCTGACCAGCACCTCGGCATCGATTGCCGTAAACCTGGCTCTGGCAAACAACTTCACGCATACCTTTACCGAGAGCACAACCCTGGCTAACCCGACAAACATTGTCGCTGGTCAGTCTGGTGCGATTGTGTTTACGCAGCATGCAAGCAGCCCAAAGACGCTGGCATTCGGCAGCTACTGGAAATTTCCAGGTGGTACTGCGCCTACTGTGACGGCCACCAACAGTGCTGTTGATACGCTTGCGTACTATGTTGAGAGCAGCACCAGGATAACAGCGCGCCTGCTGGGAGATGTCAAGTGACAGTCCGTGGGAATATCAATCCACTGCTGATGGGTGGTGATGACGGCTATCAGATCAGCCGCAGCGTTCGGTTGCGCTCGTCTGCCAGCGCATATTTCAATCGCACTCCAGCAAGTGCTGGTAATCGCAAAACTTGGACATGGAGCGGTTGGGTTAAACTAGGGTCGCTATCCACAACATTGAATATACTGTATGCATATTCTGCGGACTCTGATAGTGGTTTGTGCCAACTAAGTTACCAATCCAATCAATTAAGAATACAAGGATTTTCAGCGTCTTTTTTGATGATATCGACGCCGGTATATCGTGATCCAAGTGCGTGGTATCACATTGTCTATAAGGTAGATACGACACAAGCAACTGCTGCGGACAGGGTTAGAATTTATATCAATGGGGTAGAAATAACTGCATGGGCTACAAATACACCGCCACCACAAAATACAGATACAGCGGTTAACAACAATGTGGCTCATAACATTGGTCGCAATACAAGAAACTCAAACGATTATCTTGATGGTTATTTTGCCGAAGTTAATTTAATTGACGGTCAAGCCTTAACGCCTACCAGTTTCGGCGCATTCGATGCTGTAACCGGCGTATGGAATCCCAAGAAATACAGCGGCACATATGGAACGAATGGCTTCTATCTGAACTTTAGCGACAACAGCGGCGCTACTGCCACGACCATCGGCAAAGACTCAAGCGGCAACGGCAACAACTGGACACCCAACAACATCTCGGTGACTGCTGGCACGACCTACGACAGCATGGTGGACTCACCGACTAACTATGGTACTGATACTGGCGCTGGTGGTTCGGTGCGTGGTGACTACTGCACATTCAATCCTTTGAATGCTACCGACACGACATTTTCAAACGGTAATTTGCGGATGGTTACGGCATCGCCGGGGTATGGCAGACCGCAACTATCCACATTTGGAATTGCGTCAGGGCAAAAGTTCTATGCTGAATTTGTAGTGACAAGTGTTGGCGCTTCAAGTGATGTAACGATAGGCATCGACGATGGCTCTATAGTTCCTGCGTATTATTCAAATAGTGGATCAACTTCTGGTTTGCCAGCAAATTTTCGTGGCTATCGTAATGGTGGCGGCACTTATGTTGGCTCAACTTATACATCAGGATCGCCCGGAATATCCTATACAAACGGCAACACAATTAGCGTAGCCGTTGATAGGTCTGCAAACCAAATTACTTACTACAAAAACGGTTCATCCGTCTACACTCAAAGCATAGCAAGTAGTGTTGATCAGTATTATTTGTGCGTAATGACCTTTACTGGCTCGGCCGATTTGACATTGAACGCTGGTCAGACTGCCTTCTCCTACACCGCCCCATCAGGCTTCAAAGCCCTCTGCACACAGAACCTGCCCACGCCGACGATCAGCAACGGCGCAAACTACATGGCGGCTAGTCTGTATACCGGAACAGGCGCAAGTCTCACAGTAAGCAACGCGGTCAATAGCATCTCGTTTCAGCCTGATTGGGTATGGATTAAGTCTCGCTCTGCTGCTGGCAGTCATTCTTTGTACGATGTAAACCGTGGCGTTAGAGACGGGTTGTTTACAAATGTCACTTCAGCAGAAAATACAGAAGCTGCTGGCTATTCGATGACCGCATTTAATTCAAATGGATTTACTGTTGGCTTGGAGAATGCCGGATCAGGGTCTGTTAATGCAAACGGAACAACCTATGTGGGTTGGCAATGGAAAGCAAGCGGCTCAACCGTATCCAATACATCAGGCTCAATTACTAGCACTGTGAGTGCAAACACGACCGCAGGTTTCAGCATATTGACCTACACCGGGACAGGTGCTACTGCAACGATTGGTCACGGCCTTGGTGCTGTGCCAAGCATGATGATTATGAAGAAACGCAGTGCTGTTGGCTCTTGGAAGATGTATCACACATCTCTTGGAAATACAAAGATTGTTGAGGTAAATGATACTGGTGCTGCGCAAACAAGTTCTACTTACTGGAACAATACATCGCCAACTTCCACGCTGATCACGGTTGGATCAAACGCCGATATCAATGCTTCTGGTGAAACTTATGTTTCATACTGCTGGACAGCCATCTCAGGCTATAGCGCATTTGGTTCGTTTGTTGGAAATGGCGTGGTAGATGGGCCATTTATCTATCTAGGTTTTCGGCCTCGGTATGTGCTAGTAAAAGTTTCTACCGCTGCCGCAAACTGGGCAGTTATTGACTCATCACGCGATCCATACAATGTGATGTCAAACCGTTTGCTTCCTAATTCAAGCGGAGCAGAATCGTCTTTTGTAGACCCAACCTATGACTTTTTAGCCAACGGATTCAAGCTGCGGACGGACAACGCCACAGAAAACTACAGCGGCCAAACAATACTTTACGCCGCCTTTGCAGAGAACCCCTTCACGATTAGCAGAGCGAGGTAATCATGTTCTATCACGCAGCATCGAATCAGTACATCAACGAGGGCATGGCCTTTGATCTCAATGGTGTTCAGTACCCGTCAAACTGGTTGAACCTAACCTCCGCAGAAGAGAAGACTGCTGCTGGCTTTGTTGAGGTTGTCACCTCTGGCCTTCGCCTGGATGATCGGTTCTACTGGGTAAGCGAAAGCCTATCCGGCAATGTGCTTACCATCACCAGCACCGCAAAAGATTTGACCGCGCTGAAGTCGCAATGGTCAGCGCAGGTCAAGCAGACTGCGTACACAATACTGTTGCAAAGCGATTGGATGGTGACCAAGGCACTGGAGACATCAACAGCTGTGCCAGCAGCATGGTCAACTTATCGCGCCGCTGTGCGATCCACGGCAGCTACAGCTATTGCTGCCATCAACGCATCCGCTGATGTACCGGCCTTGCAGACTGCGGTACAAGTCACTTGGCCTAACGATCCCAACCATGTGGAGATGACAGATGGAGCCTGATCTCGAAGCAAAATTTATGACGCATGAAGCAGTCTGTGCGGAGCGCTGGAAGGAAACCATCCTACGCATCAAGCGCATCGAATCGATTGGAATCGCATGCGCTGGGGCCATCATCTTGCTGTTGCTGCACCTGGTTACAAAGACAGGGGGTTAAATGAATGTTCGATCCAATTACCATTGGAGCCGCATTTGCAGTAGCTAAGACCTCTGTTGCCTTTGTCAAAGAGGCAATCAACATGGGCCGAGAGATCAGAGACTGCGGCAAGGAACTCTCTGATTTCTTCAAGTCTCAAGGCGAGATTGAAAAGGCTGCAAATGAAGTTGAGAAGCTAAAGTCGCAACCTAAATCTGACGATCCACAACAAGCAAAAGCGCAAGAGTCTGCGCTGTCACAAGCGTTCACCATTGTGAGCAGACGAAGGGAACTCAAGCAGGCTGAGACTGAGCTGCGCGATCTTTTTTCGCTCAAAGGTGAAATGGATTTTTATCATGAGTTAGTCAAAGAACGACAGCTTATTGTTAACTCTCAGGATGAAGCTGCGCGGGAAAAGATTCGTAAGGCACGGCTGGCTAAAGACATAGCTGCGCGCAAGAGGCAAGAGTTGGAAGAGTTGCTGACCATAGTTGGCATTTTTGTTGTGCTTGGAATCGGCGCGATCATTGTGTTTGTGGCTATCTACTACAGAGGGTGAGCATGGACCTATTGCTTGATCTACTTAAGAGCGCAGCGCCAGCGCTGGCTACCGTGGTGGCCGGACCTATGGGCGGCATGGCTGTCCGTGCAATAGCTGAGAAGCTTGGCGTGTCTGATACCGTGGAGGCCGTCACCCAGGCCATACAGTCCGATCCGCAGGCAGCACAGAAGCTGGCCGAGATTGACCTGGAAGCATTCAAGCTTGAGGTCCAGGACAGGGACAGCGCTCGCAAGGCGCATGTAGAACTGGCTACCAGCGTCAATGTGCCACTGCTGGATAAACTGACCATGCCTATCCTCGCCCTCGGTACTGTCGGCCTAGCGTTCGTTCTCATCGCGGTGTTGATCTTTCGTGATGTTCCTGAGTCCCAAGAAAACATCATCATCTTCGCCCTGGGCTTCATCACCTCGGCGGCAACGCAGGTCCTGAGTTTCTACTTTGGCAGCAGCCAGGGCAGCAAGGACAAGTCGAGTCAACTCAATGGGCTGAAGAAGTGAGAGAGAAAACTATCTGCTTCGTCACTATCCTGGTCAGCGTGACGCTGTCTATCGTTATGCTGTCGATGGTTGGAGTCATGCTGTACGGCCTGTTCATGCCTAACAGCGTGATTGATAACTCGGATATCTTCCCCATCATTGGCCCAGCATTCAGCACAATCGTAGGTGGTTTCATTGGCATTCTTGCCGCAGTCAAAGTAACGGAGAGTCTAGAAAAATGAAAGAGAATTTTGAGAAGGCACTGGCCGCGGTGTTGCACCATGAGGGCGGCTTCGTTAACCACCCGTCCGATCCTGGCGGCATGACCAACCTGGGCTGCACCAAGAAAGTCTGGGAGGAATTCGTCGGCCATCCTGTAGACGAGAAGGCCATGCGCGCACTGACTCCGGCTGATGTCGGACCACTGTACAAGCGCAGCTACTGGGACAAGGTGCATGGCGATGACCTACCCACTGGCGTTGACTATGTAGTGTTCGACGCGGCCATCAACAGTGGCCCAGGACGGGCAGCAAAGTGGCTACAAGAGGTTGTTGGCGCTGCGGCTGATGGCGCTATCGGCAAGGGGACGCTTGCGGCTGTAGCGGCCCATGACCCGGCTGATATCGTAGACATGTACCAGGCCAAGCGGCTCAAGTTCTTGCAGGCTCTGCCAACCTGGGCCACCTTTGGCAAAGGCTGGGGACGCAGGGTGGCAGAGGTTGAAAAAGCAGCGGAGTCTATGCTTGCATAGCTTTCTTAAATGCTATGCAGTACACATGCAAGTCCAGCGCATGCTCGATAAACAGATCAGCGCATTCTTCTAGGACTGCTACATCCTTGGCAAGTGCTGCCTCATAAGCGCGCCGCTCTACAGCCTTAATCTTGATGAGTGTCTCAGCGTAGTCCATCATATATTCAGTCATAGCAGTCCTTTCGTAATGACAATGGCAAGCATGCCAAGCAACGCGGCAACGCATGCCCATGCAAAGCCAGTTACAAACCCAGCCTGGTAGGCTGCTTCTATGTGCCGGTTAAGCAGCCCACCGATACTGTCAGGAGACAGGCTGCGAATGTAACTTGTATCCATGATCTGTCTCTTTCTCCACCCTCTTGCGGCCAATTAGTTTACTCCGGTGATAGTTGAATAGACTGCCTTCATTGACGCACTTGCGACACCAGCTGGCTAGTGTCCCGTACTTGGTCTTGCGATAATCCGATGACGGCTTGATCTCTTTGCACATTGAGCAGCGCGCTGGCTGACCCGCTGGCCTTGTTGTCCGTGTCGTTTGCAATCTTCCACCTCATTTGCTTTACATTGGTTTTGCTGGACCAGTCGAGTACCATGCCGTTGCGCTTGATGACACCTTGCTTCGCCATAGATTGTAGGTAGTGTCCGACTTGCTCAGTAGGCTCATTCATCCTGGCTGCTATGTTGCTAGTGATCAGCGCCATATGATCAGCCTTGACTGACTGCATCGCTGAAATAACGGCATGAAATTTTTGGTTGTATTTCATTCATTCCACCTCTGGATTGCGCTGTGGGGCATATTTGTTTGCACCGTCATAAAATCCACTCAGGTAAGCAATGGTAAGGTCATCAGATTCTTGCTCCGGCTGTGCTAGTGCTTCGCGGATGGCTTTCATAGCGTTGCCAATTTTTTCAATCTCACGAACATGCAGCGGCGAACAAATACAGTCTAACGCCTCAAGCGCCAGATTTAGTGCTTCGTCTTTAGTCATGCTGCCCCCATGTTTTTTGTGACTACCATGTCGCGCAGATGCTCGGAATGGTTCATGCCACGCATTGCTTCTGTCAGCGCCTCATGCTTCCAACCACTTGGCACAGTGCCGCTGGATTTCCTGATCAGCATCACGCCAGCGATTGTTGCAGCCACCTCTTCATCCAGCTTCCAGATTGTCTTCTGGCCTACGCAACCCCTGGTCCCTGGGATTATTCCAACCTTGATTACCAAGCCTTTGTCTTTGTAGCTGTGTAACCGGCCACCGATCATGCCATTCTCTCGGCGCGTCAGTCCTAACTCCACTCCAATTTCATCTGCTGTTGTTGGCTTGCCGATCTTTCGCATCGCATCTACAACCTCGACCACCTGCCTTGTCATCCGTATCATAGTCACCTCAAAAGGGTGGGGTACTCGCTGCGTCCGATCTGTCGCGTCATCGCAACGCTAACTTCCTCGGCATCCGCTTTCCCCCTTGATCAGTCGCAGCTGTCCTCGCGTGTCATGGTGCAAACCCAGACATCATCACCGTGCCGGTAACTGATAGTCCCGGTGCTTGTGCCGTAACCAGTGGACGGCCAGCGCTTGTGGTAGTGCGCGATGAGTTCTTCAATTTGCTCCAGCGTCAGCGCCTCAATCGTATATTTAACTTGCATCGCCAGCCTCCTTCATGGCCGCGCCCAGAGCAGCAAGGCGGTGGCTGTACGCCGCGCTTTGCATAGTCCTCTGCACCACCGGCATGGCCTTGAGCGTTTGCTCATTGGCCTCGCGCAACTCGCGCAGCTTGGTCATGCGATCCCGGTGCGGCGCTTTGCCAGCACGGGCAGTCCTCTCGGCCAGGTCTTCGTATGCCTTGATCCAGTCCAGCGACTCATCGAATTCATTGAGCGGCTCTTCCTTGCCGGGAACCATCAAACGATACATGCGCGGCGCTGCTTTCGGCAGTTCCTGCACTGTCTCTACCTCGACCACCTCAATGCCAGCCGCCTCAAACTCGGCCTTCAATTGCTCCGCAGTCTGCGCCACCTCTACCGGCTCGACTACCTGCTCCAGCATCTCGGCCGTGATTGTCTCAGCCGGGATGTTGTAGATCAACTCTGCTGGCGCTACCGGCGGCGCAATGGCATCCAGCGGATTGGCCTTGACCGGTGAGACATCGCGCTCTGATGGGTAGTCATGCGCTTCCTCGGCGGTGATCAGGCCCTTGAGTACATCAGGAAAGGCATCACGCAATGCGAAGCCACGGGCGCGCATCTGTAGCATGCGTTTGGGGTATGCCTGCCACGGGCCTTGCTTGCCCCAGAGGCCAGCGCGCTTGGCATCCTCGACTGAAAACCTGGCGGTGACCGGCTGGCGGTTCTTGCGGTGGCAGGTGCAGACAGCCACCGGATTGGCAGTGCCTTCGCCCTCGATGGTTTCCTCGATACCCTCGCAAACCGGACTGGCTTGGACCAGCGCCAGCGCTGCGTCACCGTAGACTGACGGCTTACCGTTGATCACCGCGATGTTTTGGAGAGCCTGCATGGGAGCCAGACCTAGTTCCATCCCCCATTGGACACAGACCAGAATGTCCTGGCTCTTGCCCTGGTACTGCTTCGGGACCAGGCTGGACGCTGCCAACTCTTCCGCGAACTGTCGGCACTCGGTGAATGTCTGGGGTGCGAACCCCTGGCGGGTAGTGATGTTGCTCATTTGCGTTCCTTGATTGAGAGATTAGATTGCCGAATGGTGTACGCTTCCTTGGCCGGGGTGACCTTGGCTGGCTTCGCAGCGTAGCTACGCATGGGCCATGACACCTTCCAGTTTCCGATCACGCCCGTAGTGGCCGTCCCCATCAGCACCTTGAGATCGGCCTCGGCTTTGCTGCGGTCAGTCTCGGCCTGCAATGCTGCGGCTTGTGCCACCCTGATTTTTTCCACCAGGTCCTCGGCCGTGGGCGGCAGCACTACCTCGATGTCCTCTGCCTCTGGGTACATCCGATCCGCATCCTTGCTGCTGGACGGCGAATAGAAATCGATCTCGCCGGTAGCCTTCCAATTATCGAGCCGCCGCTGGAAATCCCTGACCTGTTCCACTATCCGGGTGACCGTTCCGACATGCGGTGCGAACAGGAAGATGCGTAATTCAGTGCCGCCGTACAGCACACAGACCGCACCCCACTGCGCCTGGATGATATCCATCTGGCCTTGCAGTTGGATCGGGCCACGGTACAGCGCTGGCGTATCCTCCGGCCTGACGCTGGTCAACTTGGCTTCGATCACGCCAACGCCATGCAGGTTGATGCTGTCCTGGCCCACTACATAGATGCCTTTGTCGGGATCGGTGCGGATAACTTGACCGCCGCCCCAGCCAGTGCCGTCAAGCGAGCAACACAACGGGATTGCCGGGTGAAAGCAAGCCGTTGGATGGTCCAGTAGGACATTGCTGAGTTTCAGTCTGCGCGCTGCCTCGGACAGGATCAGCGGCTCGAGCGTGTTTCCCCAGGCCATTGCTTCGTTGCCAATGTCTGGCCGCTCCATGTCTTGCAAGGCGCGGATGCTGTATTGCAGTTCATCGTTGGGCGTGTTGTACTTGCTGTATCCCATGAGTGACGGCAACCTGCTGGCCGACATCATGGTGTCCGGCGTAACTTTGCTGACCATTATTTTTTCCCCTTCGGTTGCAAAACATAGCGCTTGACCTTCACCTCACGCCCCGCCCGATCCTTGACCCTGATCCAGTAGTCGAGGATCAGATGCCCATCGCCCCGCAGTTCGTAGACTCGGCTTGCCAGCCTGGTTATGCCCAGGTCAACAAAAGCCTGCATGCTGGTGATACCCTTGCGTTTCTGAATATAAGTTAAGACTTCAAGTTTCTGACTCATAGCCACCTCACCATTTTAGTTTTGGAAGACAGGTCACCTCGACCGGAGCCGGGATCACTTGCCCACTGATGCGCCGCTTGGCGCTTAAAACCACGGCCCGTTGCCCAGCGCTCTCGCATTCGTTGATGCCTGCGATGACCTCCGCTCGACTCATTGCCTGGATATCTTTCTCCACTTGCAGGTTGCTGACGGCCTCCTGCATGCTGCCGCAGCCGCCCAGGATGATCGACAGAAACGCCAGCATGGTCTTCATTGCGCCACCTGGATCAGTGTCTCGCCGTACTGCTGACGCGCGCGATTGAAGGTGACGGTTATGTCCGTGTTGCTGGCTTTCGTCGGCGTGAAGTGGCCGTCCAGAATGTACCGGTTACTCTCACGCAGGGTCTTGATGCACTCTGCACGAACCGAGTCATACCGCCGAGGATCAGTTGGCCTCCACGCCATGATGCACTCATGCGGCAGCATGATCGGCGGGTCATAGCCATCCATCAGCGAGAAGAAAATGTCCATCAGTTTCATGTCAGCCTCCGTAAATTAGAATGACCAGCAACATAAACACCAGATACCACGCGATGATCTCGCTCACCCGACTCTCCCTATCAACCGTTGAACCGCACTGGTAGACCACGACTTGCTGCCTGATGGCGTGGCAATGCCGCGCGCCATGAGTTCCTGTTGGATTTCTCGGATGGTGGTGAACCCTAACTGCCTAATCTCAGCGAGGACTGCGGCCAGCGGCTGGGCAGCGAGCAGTGCCTTAGACTTGGCGCGGCCACCAGTGATAGCGCCACCGCGTTCCGGGCAGGGGCAGCCAAGCTTCACGCCACGCGCCTTCTTCATGGCGAGTGCTTCCTTGGTACGCTTGGAGATGATACGGCGCTCGAACTCGGCCACGCCAGCAATGATGGTCAGCATCAGCCTGCCAATCGGACCTTCGGTATCGATCTCTGGCAGGTCCAGGAACTTGACCTTCGCGCCCTCATCCACCAAGGTCAGGATCAGCTTGGCATCACGCGCCAGCCGGTCCAGCTTGGCTACGATCAGGGTTGCGCCAGTGCGCTTGCACTCGGCCAGCGCTGCCAGCAACTGGGGACGGCATGACTTGCCGCCGCTCTCAATCTCGGTGAACTCCGCAATCACAGTGCCGCCGTGCTGTTTGACTGCGGCCTGCTGCGCCTCAAGACCCAAGCCACTGTTACCCTGGCGGTCTGTGCTGACGCGATAGTATGCGATGTATTCCATGTCAACTCCTCAATCTGGGTGGTTGGGTATAGCGTTGCGCTACACCATGACCGGACTCTAACCCACAGCAAACGGTCTGACAACAACTATCTTGCAGAATCTTGATCTTGGTCAAGTTTTTGGGGCTTTCGTCCGTTACCATTGGTCTATCAGGTAGCTATACAAAAGGACTCCCATGCGACAGAAAGTCTTCACCCTGCGACTGCGGCCAGAGAGCCGCGCCCTGCTGGACAAAGCCGCCGAGGATCAGCGCCGCTCCCGCGCCAGTATCATCGAGGAGTGCATCCGGCAGGCGCTCACGCCACGATACAGCGACACGCAGTCTAGGCTCAACCAGATGCTGGGTCAGAGATGAGGGTTTTGGTTGCATGCGAGTACAGCGGAGTGGTGCGTGATGCGTTCATCCAAGCTGGACACAATGCTATGTCATGCGACATCTTGCCGAGCGATGTTCCCGGACCGCATCATCAAGGTGATGTAGTTGCGATACTCAATGATGGCTGGGACATGATGATTGCTCACCCGCCCTGCACCTACCTATCCGTCAGCGGTATGCATTGGACAAAACGGGGGCTGCGTGATCCAAAGTTAACAGAGGACGCTTTGGCTTTTGTAAAGCTTTTGCTAGAGGCTCCAATCAAACACATAGCATTGGAGAATCCTGTCAGCATCATCTCTACGCAGATAAGAAAGCCAGATCAAATTATCCAGCCGTGGATGTTTGGGCATGACGCAAGTAAGGCCACCTGTTTGTGGTTAAAGAATTTGCCACTACTAACTCCAACTAAACACATAGAGGCGCGCATTGTGAACGGCAAACGGAGATGGGCAAATCAAACTGATAGCGGCCAGAACAAACTCGGTCCATCGACAGATCGATGGAAAATCCGCAGCGCAACTTTCTCCGGTATAGCGGATGCAATGGCAACACAATGGGAATCATTATGAGAGAGGTCATCTTGGCGCTGGACCTTGGGACTACCAGCGGCTGGGCAGCATCCAGCGATGGCATGATCTCTCATGGCTACATCACTTTTAAGCCAGGGCGCTACGAGGGTGGAGGCATGCGTTACCTGCGCTTCAAGAACTGGCTGACCCAGATCAAGTCGCAGCTGGGCCAGGTGGATGCCGTCTACTTTGAAGAGGTGCGCCGCCATGCTGGCACTGATGCCGCGCATGTGTACGGTGGCTTCCTGGCCGTGCTGACTGCGTGGTGCGAGCATCACCGCATCGCGTATCAGGGCGTTCCGGTTGGGACGATTAAGAAGCATGCGACCGGCAAGGGAAACGCTGGCAAGGATGAGATGATCGTCGCGGTTAAAGCCAAGGGACATCCCGTTGAGAACGACAACGAAGCGGATGCTATCGCCATCTTGCACTGGGCGCTCGACACCCAGCTACAACCATGATCTGTGACAACTCGGTGCGCTGCCAAGGCAGGCCAACCTCCAGCGTCACCCTGGTGGACGGGCGGCAGGTCTGCAATGAGTGTCCCGACTGGATGACAGAGTGCGAGGCGCGGCTGGTGCTGGCAACCTACCCTGATGAGCCAGTCTGGAAGGGCAAGACCAAGATCAAGCCATCCAAGGCTGACTACCTGGCCGGGGTCAAGGCCGCGCGTGGCATGGTTGGCTACAACGCACTGCGCGGTGCGATGGTGGCGGTGCATCGCAAGGCCAAAGCGCAGGGTGTCTGATTCTCTGGCGGCTGAGAAGTGCCTGCCTTTTCCCCAATGTGTCAAAGTAAATTTGACACAGAATCCTGGCAAGCTGGTTGATTTTAAAATTGGAACTCAGCCCAGAAAATTTCTGGCCGCCTCCCATATGGGGGATTTTGAGTGTAATCCTGGGGTGTCGCGTCATGTTGCAGCGCGGTAATCAGCATCGCTTTGCTGATTCTCCAGGCCGCATCCGGCCACCAGCCAGGCCACCGGCCACCACCAGCGGCCACGCATGCACGGCCACCACGCCAGCGCCAGCAGCGGCCACCAGTAAGGCTACGCCAGCGCCACTAGCAGCGCCACCGCCACTGCCACCAGTGCCACGGCCAGCGCTTAACAGCAGCGCCACCAGCGCACGGCCACCAGCAGCAGGCCGTAGGCCACCCGATAACAGCAGGCCAGCGCCAGTGCCGATAACGCGGCCACCACGGCACGAACGGCAGCGCGCCGGTACACCACCACCAGCGCACGGCCGAACAGCGCCAGCGGCCTGATTTTCAGCAGGTGCGCAGCAGCAGGCCACCGGCCGGAAAAGGCCGAGCGGCAGCAGTCCGGCCACCAGTGCGGCAGCAGGTCAAAAAAAAGGCCAGCGCTAGGCTGGCCGGATTCTGTTAGGTTTTACAGTCTGTTGAATGTTTCGTATACGGCCAGCAGCACGGCCACCACGGCCACGGCCGCACAGAAAAATGCTACCGCGAGATCCCCGGCATTCATGCGGCCACCTTTAAGGGAATGACACGGCGCGCCACTGAATCGGCCTTCTTGGCGCTTGTGCCATGCGCCGGGAATCCGATAATCACGGCGCGATCGGCGCGCGCGCATAGCTGGCAGGTGGCGCAGCTAACATCGTCGCGCACGGTGGCCGGACAGACCACCACAGCGTGCCCTGCTGGTGTTTTGGTGTTGCTGGTTTGTGTTATCGGCAGCACGGCCACCACCGGAAGGCCAGAATCGGCCAGCAGATCGGCGTGGTGCAGGTCATTCGCTGACAGATTCACGGTGAATCCGTCGATGTTAGCCGCGGCCAAGATATCCGCATTCAAGCTTGCATCGTGGTGAGTGTAGGTGAATCCGCGCTTCCCAATATTGGCAGACACCAGCAGATCAAGCGCTGCGGCATCGATGCGGCCGCGCTGGTGCGGTAGATCTCCGGCCTGATTATGCCGCCACAATTGTCCGGGTGGCAGTGCCGCGATACTGTCGCAAAAGCTTTCCCAGTCCGTGCCACGCTGCTGGTCCGTTACCTTGTTCCAGTGCAGCGCCAGTGGCCCGGAATCGGCATAGCATCCGGCCTTTTTCAGCGGGCAAGTATCCGGGCATGATTCTCTGCTGCTGGTGCTGACAGGTATCGGTCCGGTCTTGGCATTGGCGCTTTTCAGTGTTAGGTGGACATGCATGTCGTTTCCTCTATTTGGGTAAACGATTGCCGAGAGTGGCAATCCAGCAGCGCACTGGTGAGAATGCGCTGCTGGGTGGCACTAGGTTAGCAGTCGCAAGCGCTGTCCGGTTTTCCGCAGCGGCACAGTGCGGATGCAGAATTGTCTTCGATGCAATAATCATCGATTAGGCGCTGTGCAATTTCCTTCCAGTTCACATAGGATAGGAAAGCCAAAGCATAATCTAGGGCGAGGCCAGCGCTGGATGTGCTCTCAATGTAATATTCCGCTCGCTCTTTTACGGCCTCGGCCAGCGTATGCAAACAGATCAATTCCGGCTCTACTGGGTCGTTAATGCCGTTGAATTCCTCTATCGGCATGCCGTCAAATATCTCAAGATTGACGCGCCATGTGGCGTAGTTAGTCCAGCCGTTATAGGTCTTTTCCATCATGGTCTATCCTCTTTCAGGGTTAGCGCACTACAGGGTGCAGTGCATGGACAGCACAATAACATGCTTAGTTCCGGATGCAAAAGGTATTTATTGGAACATTGATCTAGATCAAGAGTAACCACTAACATAAAATCCTGGCATGACGGCCTTCCAGATACCCGAACAGCAAGCGCTGGCAGAGCATGAATTCCAAGACCGGCGCAGGTTTTGCGTGATCCCTTTCCGCGCATCGAAGGATCACAAGCTTTCAGCGGCCGCGTGGCGAGTTATGACAGCGCTGGCCGGATACACAAATAAGGCCGGACTGTCATGGGTATCAGAGCGCAGACTCGGCCAGGATATCGGCGTGTCCGGCGTGGCCGTGCATTACCAGCTGAAAAAGCTTATCAAGGCCGGATATATAGAGCGCGTGGCAAAAGGCCGGAACGGTATCAGGGCATCGACGCATCGCATGATCTTCGATGATTCAATCACCACGGCGCAGGCCATTGCAGTATCAGGTGAGCGGCCGGAACACCTTCAAACCAAAGGGGAATATAGAATGAGGAAAAAAGGACAGCGGCCACAGGGTATATCAGAGAATGCTAATTCCTTTAAGCTTAAAGTATCTGACAGCCTGCCAGTTGGTGAGGGACTAGTTGATTCGACAATCAATCAACAGTCAGCCGTTGACGCTCTGGCCGCGGCATACCGTGCCGAGGGACTGCCAGTGCCGGATCGGGACAGGCTGTTAGCCGAGATTCAAGGTAGCAGGTAGCTGTTCCGGTTTCATACCTTCGATTGCTACCGGTACACCGTGCCGCGCCGTGTATTCAGCGCTTTGGCATCATCTAGGGTGCATGGAATTCCTAACGCGCACATGCTCGCGCACATGCGTTAGG